TCCCTTTAAAAATTCTGTTATTAATAAATCAAAACCAGAAAAATCTTATGATTTTGATGACTTAGATTTAGATGATGACAGTGCAGGTTTATCAGGTGATTTATCACTTGATGACCTATCTTAATAGTAGATCTACATGTATATTTAATACCGTTCTGGTATTACAACTTATCAATTAGAAGAGTGACTAATGATATAGTATAGATTAACTCAATTATTTATTTATTAATATTTTAAAAATTCAAATTATGAATTCAAAAGTAACTGTCCTAGCGGACGAGACAACAGGAGCTGTAGTAAATGTATCTGAGAACAATGCAGATTACGGTTTTATTAGAGTACAGCAACAAAGAACAATGATTGATGACAATGGTTTCTTGCGTAGAAAATCTATTTCTGCATTAGTACCAGGTACAGTAGCTGAATTAACAGATGCAGGCTTTTATGCTGGTCAGCAATTA